AGTATAATGTATATAGTACAAAAACTTTGGAAAATACAAGTGAAACTTGGAAACGTATTAGTTCAAAGTCTGATCCTTTTACTGAATTAGGTTTAAAACCTTCAGAATTAGAAAACTTTTTATCTGAATGGTGTGCAAATAATCCTTACTCAAATATTAAATAATAAAAATAAAAAACAATGGAACAATTAATAAAATTTATAGAAGATAACAAATTAACTTTTGCTAGTGGTAGTGGTGGAGATAGTAATATTTTAGCTTTATGTGGTTATGCTACATTTATTGGAGCTAGTGCTGATGAGTGTATTAAAGTAGCTAACAATAAAGATTGTAATTATGAAATAGAACGTATTCATGAATATGCTGTTAAACATAATTATGCTGCTTTTTGGAATACAGATTCTGCTAAAGCTCAATACAAATTCTAATGAAAAGCTTTTTATTAAACAAAGACTATACTCCAGTAGTTCGTTGGGGTTTAATTAAAAATAATGTATACTTTCAGGGAGAAATTCCTGAAGGTATGCATCTTGCTTGTTCACCATCAGATAATATAGTAATTATAGATATAGATAATAAGAATGGTAAGAATGGTTTTGAACATATATCTATTAATATCTTAAAAGAACTAAGATCTTCTTTATATTATAATACAAAATCTGGTGGTGCTCATTGTTTTATAGAGTATACAGGAAATAAAATACTTAAAAACATGAGTACAGAAAAAGGTATTGATTTACGTATAGCAGCTAAAGGTAAAAATTGTGGAGGTTATGTAAGATGGCAACATAATATAAGACCTGAAGAATGTATACACCTAATTAAAAAATCTTCAGAAGAGCTAAATATATTCCTAGAAGATCTATTCAGTAATAAAATGTATTAAAAATAATGGAAAAAATTAAATTAAACAGTACTATAATAGGCTTAGGTCTATTTAGTACTTATCATAGAATATAATTTTAATGTTGATTCTTGTGATTTTGAGTTAGAATTAGATTGGGATTTATTTAAAGATAAAGTATTAAAATATGTTGTTAATAATCTATTAGAATTTGATAAATATTTACAAGATAACTATACTAGTTATGATGGATTTATGAGTTTTACAGCTAATAATTATGAATCTTGGTTAGAAGATTTTAATAATAAAAGAGTTCAAGAAATAGCAGCAGCTTTATGTTTTATTATAGATAAAGAATATACTAATGAACAAGTAAGAGAAGATGCTATACATAATGTATTTGATAATATGTATTATAGTGATTTTGTAGATTATACTGAATTAGATAAATTCTTAGAGAACGTAAATGAAGATACAGATATTGATTGGCAAATAGATATTATTAATAGAAATAAAGAATTAGTAGATGAAAAATAAAAAAAGAGTCTTTTTTCACTATAGAAAGAGTACTGGTGGTATGACAGTACATTATAATAAACAATGTCATCCTTGTAAGAACATTATATGTAATGTACCAATAGAAAGTCATTATAATGAAAAACAACAACCTCATTTAGTAATGAGAGGTTTTGCACAATCAATTAAATATGACAGTATTAATAATACAATAACAATAGAATAAATATGAAAAATAAATTATTTGATGATTTTATGGATAATATTAGTACTTTAAATAAAAATCAAGTAAAAATTTTATTTGAAGATTTAAAACATTTTAATTTTGGTATACCATTACCAACAGATAATTTAAATGATTTAACAAAAGCAGAATTTATTTTAGAAAATTGGAACAAAATTAAAATAGAAAGCATAAATTTGTAACTATGAGTAATTGTTGGAGATACAAAAAGAAAAGTATATGTTCTATAAAAGATATACCAAAAGAGTTTCAAGATAAAACTGAAATTCAAATAATATATAAGATAACCTTAAAAGTACAACCTGGAGTGTGGTATATTGGTAAAAAGATTATGTTTAATACTAAAAAAAGTAGAATATCTAAAAAGAAAAAATTAGAGTTAAAAACTAGAAAAGTATTTGAATATAAAAAAACAGAGAGTAATTGGGTTAATTATTATGGATCTTCCACTAATGTTGAATGGTTGCATCTTATAGAAACTTTAGGACATGATAAATTTGATAGAGAAATATTAATGTTTGTTGAAGGTAAATCTAAAGCAGCTTTTTATGAAGCTAAATATTTATTTTCTGATGAAGGTATGATGAATCCTAAATGTATGAATTTAAATATATTAAGTAAATTTTTTAAAAATAAATTAAATGAATAAAAGTAAATAATGACAGAACAAATATTAAATGAATACTTAACTAAGAATGTAAGTTATTTATTTACTATTTCTTTATACGACACACCTTTATATACAAGTTTAAGAAAGTATATTGTTAATACATATTTTTACAATGAAGAAGATAACTATTTAAGTATAATGTTATCTTCTTCTTGTTTAAATGAACTAGAAGTATGTATAAATAGTAAAGTTTTTAGTTATAAAATACATGGTTATATTAATCATGAAGTAATTGGAAATTATATTATACTAAAAGTAGACAGAACTATTTATATTACTGATGAAGTATTAATTATGCTAGAAAATAGTGATTATGAAAGCATTAAAAATACAGAATTATATAAACAACATATATGTAAATTAGGTATTCAAAAAGAAATAGTAGATAATACAGAAGAATTAAAAGAATTGTTAGAAGAAAGATTTAATTCAATTGTTAATAAGCCTTGGAAACTATTCAATAAAGACCAAGAAACCTTAACTTTGAATAAAATAATAGATATGAATACAGAATTAAAGATACAAAAAGCTTGGCTACAAAGTAAGATAGAGAACAGTGATTATTTGAGTAAATTTGCTTATGAAGATGTACTAAATAATGCAGTTCCAATAACATCACCATCAGTTATTTCATTAAGCAATCAAAATAAGATTGACTATGAAGAAATTTATAAGAAGCTTAAAGAAGCATTGATAAAGAAATGTGGTAAACCTCAATATAATATTAATATAAATGGTACTAAATACCCATTAATGTGTAGTTATGTAGACTTTAAAAATAAGTTATCTAAAGTTATTAGAAAGTATAAATTAGAAGATATAGATAAAATAACAAATATATTAATAGATCATATTAATAAATTACAATCTCCTTTATTAAAGTATTATATTGAAAAAGATAATACAAGTAGTTTAGCAGGTGATTATGAATGTTATGTTGAAACTAAACCTATTGTTACTAAAATTGAAACTAAAGATATATTCTAATGAGTTATAAAGTAGAAATAATTACACCAGAAAGTTGTAAAGAACAAATGGAGAATGAATATGTAAATGGTCCTATAAAAGGGACCACTACATATAATAAAGAATTAGATAATGCTTGGACTTGGAGACCAGGAGAATATAATATTTGGACTGGTTATGCTAATGAAGGTAAATCTGAAATGTTAAAACAATTATGTCTTATTAAAGCATTAGAAGAAGATAAGATGTTTCTATTTGCATCTCCAGAGGATTTACCTGCTTCTGAATTTTATGCAGGATTTATACATACTTTATCAGGATATAGTACAGATAAAGATAGAGATAATTATATATCTAAAAGATTATATGATTATTGCTTTGATTTAATCAAAGATAAGTTTGTCATGGTTAATATTAAAGCTCCTCATAATACTATTGAGAATACATTAGATACTTTTGAAGAATTAATAGATAAGTATAAGAATGTTGCAGGAGTAATAATGGATCCAATATTAAAATTTACTCCTTCTAAAAATGCACCTGATAGAGATGATAAATATTCAGCACATATAGGTATGTTAGCTTGTCAATTTGCTTTAGATAATATGACTTCTATTCATTTAGTAATGCATCAATTAACACCTAAATTAGATAATAATGGTATGTATGCTAAACCTAATATGTATGCAGTAAAAAGTGGTGGATCTTGGGCTGATGGTGTACATAATATGTTATATGTACAAAGACCTAATTATGCTCAAGATAAATTAGATGATAGTGTTATTATAGGTTCTCAAAAGATTAAAAAACAGAAGTTAGTAGGTGTTCCACAAGATGTATTATTAAAATTTAATAGGAAAACAAATAGATACAAGATGGAAGATGGTAGAGATATGTTTAATTTTAATAAATTCCTTCCTTTTTGGCATAGATTTTAAAAAATATGGATAAAAGAAATGAATTACAAAAAGATTTTAGCACTGAAAATGTTAAATATCTTAAAAAGAATAAAAGAGGGTATAATGATATAGCAATGCGGATGGGTAAAACATCCGTTGCTTTATTAACTATTAAAGAACTTAAATGTAAAAAGGTATTAGTATTATATCCAGATCTTAAAATTAAAGATAGTTGGTTAAAAGATATAGAAAGATTAAAAATGTCTTTAGATATGTTTACTTTCTCTCATTATATGTCTGTTAAAAAATGTACTGATAAATATGATATTTGTATAGTTGATGAGTTTCCAGAAATGTCAACAGCTCAACTGAATAATGTTAAAGAACTAATAAACAATCTTAATTGTTATGTTTTAGGTTTATCTGGTACTGTTAGTGAGGAAAGTAGAATACTAGCTTTAAATGAGCTTAATATGAAAGGAATAGTTAAATATTCAGCAGAACAAGCTATTAAAGATGGTATAATATCTAACTATCAAGTTACAGTACATAGTGTACCTTTAGATAATACAAAAAAGTATTTAAAGAATAGTAAAGGAGAAAGTATTAGTGAACATACTAAGTACCTTAATTTTAATTATATTATTGAAAGTAATAAAAGAAGAGGTATTAATAACAAATTCTTTTATATACAAAGAAATAATTTAGTTAAGAATAGTATAAGTAAGAATAAAGCTATACTTGATCTTATCAAGACTTTAAATGGTAGAGTATTAACATTCGTAGGTAGTATTAAAGCTGCTGAAAAATTAAAGATACCTGTGTTCCATAGTAAGACTAAAGATTTACAAGAGTTTGAAGACTTTAAAAGTGGTAAGACTAAACAATTAGCTGTTATAGGTATTGGTGGTAGTGGTGTAACTTATTTACAACTATCTCATCTTATTATAGCTAATATTACTTGGAATGAAGAAGATATATCTCAAAAGATATTTAGATGTATGTTATTAGATTATGATGATAAAATAGCTGATATACATATATTAATATCTTCAGAAGAAACAGACTTAAAAAAATGTAAACAAGCTTTATCAATGTTAGATCAAAACAAAATAAAATATTTATAATGAATGATTACATAGAACAACAAATAGAATTATTAATTAGGTATCAAAAAGTTAATTTCTATAAATTAAGAAAGAGATTAAAAGAAAAAGGTTTATCTTTAGATAAAATATCATTATTAAAAAGAATAAAACAATTAAAATGACAGAAGATTTAAGAGTAAAGAAAACAATAGAACTACTAGAAAAACAATTAGTAGGAGAGGATAAAGATTTCTTCTATATGAACCTTTACCACCCACAAAACAATACATCTCTAATATATTAAAGCCTTTAGATACTTCTTCTTTAAGAGAAAATAGTCTCTCTTTTATTTTAGGTATAATAAGA